ATACTGCCTATGTTAGATCCTCTAGCCATTTTTCAATCCTCTTAAATCAGCTTGGAGTAGTCAACTGTCAGGTAACCGTGGTCACCACGAGTCACTGCGTCTGGAATTACTTGCTGTACTTCTTGAGCAATAACCCCGTAAGTTGGCGTATTGCCTGCAAGCTCTTGACCTTTTTCAGTCCAATCCCAAGTGTACAGATTTATTCCGTTAGGCAGTTTGCCCAAAGGCTGTACATTTGTTTTTAGGCTAATGTCTGAAAGCCCAATAAGAGACGAAATAACATCAGTAGCGCCCCGTGTGACACCACTAAGTAGTCCACCAGCGCCACCCATCAGACCTGTGTACAAGTTTGCAAGCCCTGCCTGCTGTCCTGCCTGTGCTGACAAGTTAGCAATTGCTGCCTCAAGTGCAAGCTCGTTTGCCTGACGTCCTGAGATGTCAACCAGAGACGCAACGTTCAGTGCAGGGGAGAACGCTGACAACATAGCTGCCTGCGGTATATAAGCACCCTGAAGCGCACCCAAGCCCATCTGTTGCTGTGCAGCCTCAAGTCCCTGCTGCTGTGCCGTAAGACCAGCGCCTAGGCCTGTAAACTGTGCCCCAAGAGCCGCCTGTTGCTGTTGTTCAGCCAGTGCTTGCTGGATAGCTGCCAGAGATGCCCTGTTCTGGGCTTCTTCTTGCGCCTGTGCTAAAGCAAACTGTTCTGGTGTCCCACCAAACATAGCCGTTTGTACACCGCCTCGACCTTGAGAAAACAAACGCTCTTCTAGTGCAAGCCTCTGTCTTTCTTCTTCAGCAAGCTGTGTAGCCCTAATGCGGTCGTACACATCTTGTTCTCTAGCACCCATGGGCATACCAACTTGGCCCATGAACTGCCCACCAAGGCCCATCGCCTGTTCAGCAGCAGTTCCTAGTTGACCAACACCTGCTGGTGTAGCGCCAAACCGTGACAAAGCTGCAGACTCAAGAGCCGTTTGAATATCTTGTCCAGCTTGAGACAGCTCGTACCCAGTGCCGCCTGCTCCTGCCGAAATACGGCCTGACGGACCAGTTACAGTAAACGGTTGAAAACTGGCACCGGGAGCGCCAATCTGCGGAAGAGGCGTAGTATAGGTGGCTTTAATTTCTGGAGGCAGATCACCATAAATGTCTTGTGATACGTCACCTAACAGATCAGATAGAATACCCATTAGTAAGTACCTCTTTTGTTGCTTTGATTAATAATCATATTGTTTTACCTGCTAAAGCTAATACATTCATTTCCTGCAACGACAAAGAGTACCCGTTGATGTCGGCCTCTAGTCCTACGCTGACTACTGTTCCGTAGCCTGTCGTGTTGATTCCTGTCCTACTAATTACTGTACCCTCTTCAGAAAACTCAGCCACGTTGTACTCAGACTGTCCGTAGAATCCGGGTATTGAAGCACTCGTTCTAAAGGTTCCAGTGTTTATCAACGCTGAAAAGTCATACGACCACTTCAAGTGTATGTCAGAGTTGTTACCACCAATAATAGTAGGTCTAATCTTTTTGAGCATCTTAATCTTTGAGGGATCACCAAACGTCAAGCCGGGGCTGTAGTACCTAAAGCGATACGGACTACCTGCGTCCAAGAAGTTTTCGTAAGTTCCTACACCAGACGTAGTGCCAATGTATATATCTCCGTTCCTGTCCCTAGCAAAACTTTTGAAGTTCACACTAGGCCAGCGTGTTACCCTGTACGCTCCGTTTTCCAACAAGCCCCTAACGTCAAAACAATAGACTAGATTTAAGTCTGGGAAACACAGCAGGTAAAAGTAATTTTCTGGGCTGTACACAGAACTAACAGGGTCAGTCTTAGCCAGCACGTTTGCAATAATCTCTTGCTTAATGTTTCTGCTCAAGTCTGTAATAGGCAGAGACTTTTCTTGTATGGTTCTGCCGAGGCTACGCAAACCTGTCTGAGTTAAGAACAGCAGATCAGTACCAATGTTCTGTACACTCTTACGGTCTACACAGCCAACACCCGGAATAGCATCACGTATCTCCATAGATGCAGGGCTTTCTGCGTTGGCGTACACAAGCGTGTTGTTTTCACCAAAGATAATTAACAGCCCGTTGTGTGCTGCAAGAGCTACAACCTTGTCAAACCCGTTAGGCCACGCCTTAGATACATCAATAGAACCACTGGATCCACCAGAAAAGTCGTGACCAATTAACAAGTCAGACCAGTAGACAGTGTTGTCATCACTGGCGTTACCTACGCACCACACTCGCCCGTAAGCTGCAATAGCTTCGTTAGCGTACTGTGCAGAAGTTACAGATGCACCAGATACACTGGACATCTTAGTTACTGCACCTAAACTGTTGCTGTACACCAGAGGCTCATAACCACGTTGAAAAAAATAAACGTGATCGTTAAAGTTAAATATCTTCCAATCGTTAGCAGTAATCGTGTACGACCCCGGCGTAGCGTCAACCAGAGTAGTTGTGCCTGTCATAATCTTGTTGTTACCAGTACTAAAGATTATCTCGTTGCCTGCACTGTCGTAAAACTCGTGTATATTGTGCAGGTAGTCAGTACCTAAGACAGTCTTGTCTGTGGTAGCAACAGCATTACCCTTGCGTGAAGCCAAACGACCACGCCTGTCAATGATGGCGTTGTCTGCAACTTCAGCAAACGATGCGTCCTGTGCTAACGGGGAATCTTCTGTGTTGATTCCTTTAAACGCAGGAGCAATCAAGTTAATTGTTTGTAGTGGCTGGGCCATACGTACTCCTACGGGGTGTACCAGATGGTTTCGTCAGGGTGCTTCTGTGCATCCATAGCGATGGCATCTGATAAATACTTGTCAGCGATAGCAAAGTACTCAGGGGTAGATGTACCGCCTGTCTCACCTCGCTCACGCGCTAGTAGAGCTACTGCCATGTGAATTACAGGCTGACTAGGAACAGCCAACGTATCTGAGTCACTGGACAGTTCAGTGTTTCTAGTAACAATCTTAGCCTTCAGAGAGTACACACCGTCAGGCTTAGGGTACACATCAATCTGTGAGTCACCGCTTCCGTCAACACCGTTAAACGTGTAGTACTCAGGTGCTCCAGAGGCAGGTGTGTTAATCAAGTACTGCTCGTCAAACCAAGACTGAGGACGGTACTCCATAGTCAAGTTAGACGTGTCGTTAATCAAGTGCAGAATCTTACCGTAGTCCTGTGAACCTGTGAGTGAGTACGTGTAGTCATCAGCAGCTGTGGTAATCGTAAGCGTTGACCTAAGTTGAGACCAATCCCAAGCGTTCTGTACAAAGTTCTTTGCGTCATTAATAAAGTCACCAACCATCCTGCTGTACACGTTAGCGTTAACAGTGGTTACTTCGTCCTCTCGCAAGCGTCTAAGGACATTGTTTACTAAATCTAAATATGTCATACCATGCCCTCAAACAAGCCTTTCATTACATTCTGTTGAACATCTGCAGGTAAAATTTGTGCTAAGTAATCAACCACAGGAAACTCTAGTTTAGCTAGTAACTGAGGATCGCCAGCAATGTCAAAAACAAACGGGTCAATCTGTTGTGTCATCATGCCACTTCCACCACCACCACCACCGCCACCACCTCCGGTTTCTGGAGGAGGGGTTGTTTCCGGGGGAGGCGGAGGAGGCGGAGGCGTAGTCGTTGTAGTAGTAGTTGTTCCTGTTACTTTAATTTCTTCCTGCACACAACGTTCTACAGCGCCATCAAAGACGTACCCTGCTTTACAAGGACCACAGCTTCCGTCTGGTCTAGTGGTGGCGTTAGGATCATCACAAGAGTACTGTTGGTCGGGGCCTTCATCAACTTCAGTCTTTGGTGGGTACTTACAGTCTCCCTCTTCGCCCGTGTTTAATGCTTCAGGATTCTCACATTTTTTTTTGTCGCCAGTGATTATTTGGTCATCATCTTTGTTATCATCACCGCCTGTAATTACTGTATTAACACCGCACTCTTCAGGGTTTGCTTCAGCATACTGCGGATTATCACAAGGGGTAGCGTATTGAAAACCTTTTACTTCGTCGTCCTGTGGTGGATCTACAATGGTTTCACGCACAGGGTCTTGTAAAACAAACCCCGGTACTACATCGTCTTTATCACCCTCTTCTTCAAGACCGCTTAAGTCAACTTCTGCAGGGTCTATAATAGTTTCACGGTCAGGATCAAAACCCTCAAAAAGGACTTCTTCTGTTTCTTCTTCCTCTTTTTTGTCTCCGCCAATAAATAAACTGTCTACTGCGTCACCAATCTCGTTCATAATGACACCAGACATGACACTGCCAAAAATGCCGTTTACATAGTCGTATATTCCTTTGGGGTCAGATCCTTTTTCAAATATGCCCTGAATCCCCTCCCAAACGTCCCCTGCAACTTCTTTAATCGTATCAACAGGTTTTTCAATAAAATCACCTATTGTTTTACCTACTGTTTTTACTGCGTCTTCAATTTCTCCTACAGTAGCGCCTACAATGCCGGGAATAGGGGGAACGGGAAGACCCGGTATTGCAACTAAAACGCCTACGGTAACGCAGTTTCTTACCCACTCTTTTCCTGTGTAAACACCTCCACCGCCAGAGCCGCCTTCCCAACATGGCCCTTTAGTGTTAGAGGTTGTTGATATCAAGCCTTCAATTGCTGCCCAAGGATCATCTGCGGCTTTACCGACTGTAGCAACAATGTCTTCGTACTTTTGTTTAAAGTCATCTACAACCGCTTTGCCGTACTTTTCAATTAAACTTTGTTCAGTTGATTGAGTGTCTTCCGTTGTGCCTACAATACCTGAGTAGTACTCTTTAAATCCGGGCATATCCTCAAGTGCAGAAACATCAACGTTTTTAATTACGTCCATGTTTCCGGTCTGCATAGCGTCAATCCACGCATTAGCAGCGTTCATTCGATCAACACGATCCATGTCATCAGAATCTTGGCCTTCAATGTCAGCCAAGTACGCATTAAGCAGCTCTCTAAAAGTCTTATACCACTCAAAGTCTTCTAGAGGGCTTTTCGTAGTGTCGATAGGAGATAGACCAAAACTTACTTGTCCGGGGAAATACTGTTGAGTGTATCCTCCTCCCATTTCAGCTAGTCTTTCAGACGTTCTATCAGCAGCTACAGTTTGGGTAAGCATCCCTTGTCTGCGCTGTGCTTCAGGAGATGCCGCAATTGCTCGTTCAATGTCAGCTAAAGTAGCGCCGCTTGAAAACGTGCCAAGCCAGTAGTCCATGCCTTTTTGTTCTGCATCACGGCCTAGGTACTGCTGGTATAGATCGTTTATTTCACCTTGCAGTGAAAACCCTCGACGAGTCTCACTCATTGCTTTCGTCCTTTTAATGCCAGCAGCTTGTCAGCACCACGAATACCAAAGGATGCAGACACAGCCATAAACAGTAGGTACTGATACCAATCAGGTAGCCTGTTAAGCTCTTCAAAGGCAAGACCAATGCGGTCTAGTATTTCCACATCGTTCATCCCAATGCCCCACACAACGGCAACCACAGGCGCTGAGAGCAACAATGTAAACCATTCGTCTTTCCACGAGGTAGCACTGGCAGTTGCCATAAGCTGTTCCCAAGACGCTGTGTTCTTGATAACTTCCAGCTTGGCATGATGCACTGCATTCTTTTCTTCAGCCCTGTTTTTAATCAACTGGCCTAGAAGTGTTGCAATTGGCGATATGATTGCTTGCCACATAAGTTATCGCACCATGTAAACAACAAGGGATGCACACGCACTTACAGCAACCCAGAAGAATCGCTCTGCGTTTTTAACGGAACTTGAGTTAGCTAACACAGCCCCCTCTAGCTCCCGTATGTCATCTTCCTGATCGTCTAGTCTTTTCTCGTGTCTATCCATGCGCTTAAACACAGATAAAATCTGCTCTTCCACACGAGCAATCTGAGATACAGCCTCAGTCAGCTTATCGAGCTTCTGCTCAATTCGATCCAGCCTGTGTTCTTCCATATTATTCACTGCTTAACCAAGTAGTCGTGAGCGATGTACGCCAACACAGCACTAAGCAGTGCCGTTGTTAAGGCTTCAGCCGTTGGAATACCAAAGTGAGTAGGGTGAATCCACAAGTCACTAACAAACACGCCGCCACCAAACGACAAAGCACCGCCCAGTCTTTCGTTGGCAAAGTCTTTGACTCTAGGGATGAACACCATCACAGCAAAAATTACAGACGCAGAGCTGGCTGTCTTTGCAGCCTTAATCCAGTGCGGTACGTCTATTGCAGTAATGTCACCCTGCACCATCATCAGCAAACAACTGATAAAAGCTGCCAGCCATTTCCCCTCAATGCCTTTTAAATTTTTTATTACATTCATAACTGTGCTTCCTGCGCTGTTCATGTTACAGAGTTGCCGCCAGTTCAAACAGAGCGTCCATCTCTACATCAGTCATGCCCAGTGCAGAAGCCATAATGTCAATCCAAGGCGACAGACGTTCAACCGTAGAAGCG